TCTCCTTCAGTTCTTTCGTAACTTCTTTGGCTTTCTGAATATTCTGGCATTAACTAAATCCCTGTGATGTGTCCATTGGTGATACTACTTGTTCTACTTCTTCTTCTTCAAAATCTTCGTCTGGTAAATCTGGCGGTATTGGTGGTTCATACGGTAAGTCAAATTCAATGTCATCAATCTCATCAATAATTGCATCGTCATTATCAAAATCTTCATACCCATCAACTTTATATAAGTTAGGAATAATAATTTCCCCACCTACCATATTTTGTGTAAATCCTCTATCCTCACCATCTATATCAAATTCCAATACATTTGGATTTTTCTGGTCAAACTTTATACCACCTTGTCCGTCTTTTTTAATAGATTTATATTCAATCAATCTATTCATAGTTCGGAAATCTTCTCTCATCTCTTCATTTTGAATATTTTCATCTACCTCAATAAGAGCTTCTGTTCTGTCTGGTGATATTCCGTCAATAAAATATTTTACTTCCTTTATAAATAATTCTTTTTTTTCTGGTGTGTCTTGTCCGTCAATGCCTGGATTTGGTGATGAAGTATAGTATTTAATTTCCCCATTAATTTCTTTTTCTTCTACTTCACTATTCCATTGAATTCCTGTATCATCAACGAATACTTGTGCCTCAACTCCGGCAAGTCTTCTTAAAAACTTGTAAACAATTCTATACTCACCCTCGGTATATCCATAATTTCTAAGATGTTGTCCTATGTTTAAATCTATAAAACCCTCTGATGAAAAGGATACTTCTTCTCTTGGTATATAGATAGTGTCTAAAAGAACATCATCTGGTACACTATAAATAAATACAGCTATATAATCGTCATCATCATCACGACCCCAACTACTATACACTCTTTTATTTAAATAATAAGTGTCTTTTTCTTGTTGTGTAAAACCATATTCTCTTGACATTATACTATGTATCCTTTACCTCTTAATTCTTCTTCATCATCAGTTCCTGCTCCTGGTGATGCCGGTGTGGTTTCTCCAGCTACTAAATTAAAAGAACCACCAGATTGTGTTTCAATTGTTTCTGGTAAACCGAATTCTTTATAAGTTCTTCTTAAAACTTTATTTTTAAAAATAAAATCTTGTAGTATAACCGCATAGTTTCTTAAATCTAATGCGATTTTTAAATCTATTTGATAAGTTTTTATGTTTCTAAATAAATCTTTTAATAAATTTCTACCTTTAGACTTTGGTGGATATGCTCTAATTAATTTTACAATAAGTGCATTAAGTTTTTCAGCTGAAATACTATCGTCAATTTCTTCAATACCAGCTGGATTCTTTTTTATGGCCGCAAATCCTGCTTTCGCTGCAATCATTATTGTTTTTAAACTATTTTTATCTACAAGTCTGTTTATAAATTCAACAATGATTGGTCTATATGGGTCTGGTGTTTTGGAAGTATCAGCTTGAATTTGAATATCGGTTACTTGGTCAACTATATCATCATCTTCTGTTTCACCTGCACTTGGAACAACAAAATGAGAAATTTCTTGTGAGATATTATTTAAATATCTGTCGTTAAAAAATTGTTGTTTGTTTTCAATACGAACACTTTCCGTTATACCCTCTGCGGCTTGGCCTGGATTAGTTGGGTCCTCAATGGAAACCAAAAATCCATCTTCATCTCTTGTAGGGTTGTTTGCATCAACCGAACCAGATATTTGTTGTTTTGCAAGTAAATCTAATACTTTTTCTTGTTGTTCAGTAATATCTGAATCAAGGATGTTTTTATAAGTATCTGACTTTAATCTAGCTTGTGAAGGTAAATAAGGCATTTTATCTCACTATTCTGAATTCATTATCGTTGTCGTAAAAGTTTATTTGTTCATCAGTTGTTCCACTACCACTAACTACCTTAACACAAAAACGATAATTTCTTTCTGATTGTAGTCCATTCATCCATAGATTAAAATAATTACCTGTGCTATCACAACTAATTTTAGAACCACTACCATAAGGTATGATTACTTCTTCTGTTTCTGAATCTCTTACTTCATAAAAAGCAGATGCACTTGGTAAATATTTAGTTGTAAGTTCTGCTGGTGTTGTGTCAAACGCAGTTGTAGGATATAATTCTCTACCAACTAATCTAAACTTTACTATCGAACCTTCTTTATATTCTGTTCTTAAATTTTTAAAATATACTTTTAATCTTTCTAAGTCTGTTGAACTCAAAGCTGATAAACTTCCTGTTGAGAAACTTGAATCGTCCCACACCACTTCTAATTTAGGTGGGTATATTGTATGTGTTTCTCTACCGAAGTATTTTAGATTCCCTAATCTGTCTGAACTACTTTCATCTTTTGTAGTGTCACCACCTGGATTATATGAGAAATCACTTGAACCCGTATATAGTGATTCTCTTTTTACCAAGAAACCTCTATTAGGAAATAAAGAACTTGAGTATATGTGATTCTTAACTAAGTCTGAAACATCTACTCTTAAATCTTTTTTATCAAATGTTAGTGCGTATGATGAACTAACTGAATATTGTCCACCCAAACTTCCAGTAAACCAAGCACCCCCGTCAGTTAATACTGAACCCGTTACCCAAGGTGTTGTGTTTTCGTGGTCTCTGTATTGATAACTTACCCCGTCCTGTGTTACTGGGTTGTGGTCAAGCTTTCCTGTTCCTTGTTTCCAAGCACTACCACTAACCATATATACAAAAACATTTTGTTCTGATTCAACTTCGGTTGATGTTGCGTCAAATAAATTTAAATAGTATTTTGCAGTTGCTGGTATTTTACCATTTTGTATAGACTGAGAAATATAAGAATAATCAAAGTCAATTAATATTCTTGAAATATTTTGAACAGTTCCATTTTGTGCAACTTCTTTATTTATTTCTAATATTTCATCTAATCCTGTGTTTCTTGATGAAGTTGTAGCACCTGAATATATTGATGAGTCTCTTTTGTTAAATTCAAAATAATGCATTATCTATCTCCCACTACTCTACCTTCAATATCTACATTAGGATACTTGACCTCAAATATACTTGGGTCCAATGAAGGATATAAAATTCCATCTCTAACCGAAGAATCTGTATCATATATATTTCCACTATATCCATCAGATACTTTATGTTTGTTCTCAATCACTACAATATTCTTATTAGGATTATTGTCTTGTGGTGGAACTACCGTAACAACACCATCTACCAACCCAACTACATAAGCTATGTCACTTAATATGATTGGTTGATTGATTTGCCATTTTTTAATTTCAAAATGTTTCTTAACTGCCTGTATTGCGTTAAACAATACTTCGTTTTTGTTATATCCCCTTTTTACCGTGATTGCAAATCTAACACCTATATTAATAACATAAGCGTCCTTTAAATTTATTGCATCTGTCAATACTCTATATTGAGAAAGATATGTTTTTAAATTTTGTTTTACTGCATTGTTTAGTCTTACTAATTTACTATCTGCTGTATATCCTAATAGATACATATTCAATGCTAATGGATTGGGTATAACATCTATGGATTTAATTCTACGAACTTCCCCATCAACAACTTCTAATTGTCCCTCTTGTTCTAATTGTTCGTCTTGAACAATAAATGCTTTAGCTATATTACCATATTTTTGTGGTAAAGAATAAACCCTTGTTATGTAGTCTGCTCTTGTAACTGCTCTATTTTGTGCGTTAAAGAAAGCCGATGCATTAAGTTTTACTTCGTCAAGAGTTTCTTCACTTGCTCCACCCGATGCCCTTTCTAAATTAGTTACATTCAAACTTTGTTCTGCATTTGAGGAAAGTGTGGAATCCACACCCTCAGTAGAATTTGTATAATTTTTTTCTAAAATTCTATTAACACTATTTACTGGAACATTGTGTTCTATGGCTCCACCAAAAATATATTCAATGGTAAGTGTTGTATTACTTGGTGCTAAACCAAAAGTTCTTGTCTTCATAAAGTTAGCTGGGTCATATGATTCATCTAATCTTGAAACACCAAAACCTAATGATGAACCAACATTGTCTGGACTTGGAATTAATTCTTCGTCTGGATTAGAACTAATACCAGAACCAAATTTAACTTCCATACGATTATCATCATTGATTCTTGTTGTAAATCTTCTGGCAGTTTTAATAAGTTTTAATAAGTAAGGGGAATCATTTTTATAAGTTGATAAACTTGGGTCATTTAAATTTGTATTTTCCTCAGCTTCAAAAACTGTATCTTGTGCTAAGAAAGGAACTTCATACCACTTGTTTCCATTACTATCTGTTATAGAAATAATTTCAGTAACATTTTTGTCTCCTAAAAATACACTATCAAAAGTCTTAGCATTTCCAAAAGTAAATGTTTGTGTTTTTCTAACACCTGATTTTGCTAATGCACTTTTAGTTAGTCTGTAACTTGTAGGTATGTTACCTGATGTAGGAGCTAATGTTGTTACATCCATTGGGTCTAATGAACTTGATACTTTAAAATCAACATCATCTAACAAAGTAAATTCTACATTAGTATTTGAAAGAAATCTACTATTTGCCTGAAGTTTTCCTGCTATATCTAAGTTTGGTGCATATTTACCACCACCTAAACTTTTAGCTGGAACATCAAGAGTTAAGGAAAGTTTTACAGTAGAAGGACAAGCTAACTTAGGTTTATATCCTAATGATTGAGCAATCTCAAAAATATTTTTCTTTTCTTCTGCCTGATTCAGTAGTGTTTCTCTGAATTGATTATCTACATAGTAATTCAATACATCACCAACATATGCTGCCATTTCAACAAACATCATACCTGGTGATGCTTCATTGAAATCATTGTATTGTGATGGGAAATAAGATTTAGCAAATTCTATAAGATTGGCTCTTATATCTGCAAAATCTCTTCCAAGATAATTAACTTCTTTCTTAATTATTTTTTTATTTGTTCCATAGTCTACTTCTTTTAAGTTAGTTGTAGGCATTCTTATTCTCCGATGTTAAATTGTAATTCTAATGAGTCTAAAGAATTGTTTTCTAATTTTGTACTATATTCTATTGATATAGAAACACTATTAAGATTAACTTCATCTTTAACGACAAACACATTATTTATTTCAATGTATGGTAATTGTCTTGAAACAGCTTCTCTAATTGTTTCTTCAATAGAGTCTGCAGATATATCGTCAAAGTTTACAAACAAAAATGACTTTAAGTCTGAACCAAATGTTGGTTGCATTACTCTCTCACCTGGTGTGGTGAGTAAAAGATTTCTTAAATTAGATTTTGATTGTTCTAATATAGTTTTAGATTGAAAGAAAAATCCATTTAATCCATAGGATAACGGAAATTTAATTCCAACATATATATCTTTATTTCTATCTGTTTCTCTTACTGTTGCCATTATGGTCTAAAATTACCTTCGCCATTTTTCTTTTTATTAATTGCTTTCATTAGTCCAGAGTAATCACGAGTTAAAGCATCTTGAACACCTTCGGGAACTGCGTCTACTGAAACTCCCTGTTTCTTAATTGTGTCTACTGCTGCCATTTCTCTCGCTTTCTCTTTATTCTGTCCACGACCTAAATCTCCGTATCCTAATACTTCGGCCATATTATCACTACCTAATACACCACCACCCAATGAAGGATATTCGTCAGTTTGACCTGATGACCCTAATGGATTGGTATTGTTTAATACTTCATTTAACGCTGGGTTTTTAGAGTATTGTTTTTTAGGTTTATTGACAACCTTTTTAGGTTTAGGTTTAGAAATCGTTTCTGATAAACTAATCTCTTTTTCTTCATTAATAAATATCTCGCTCAGTTGTTTTTTGACTTCTTTACGGACAACTAATTCAATTATATTTTTTAACTTACTTTTGTTCATTACTACTCCTTGTTATTATAAATTCTTTTGTGCTTCACCACTCGCTTGCATTGTTTTGGATAATGCTTCACCTGCAACTGCTGCGGTTTCTTTTGTTGAAACATCTATTTCTTTTTCAGCTATACTTATACTAAATCCATTTGCAAATCCACCTTGACACTTTTCCTTAAATTTTCTTGCATCATCTCTCCAGGCTTTTCTGGCATCTTCTTGTTGTTCGAAAGGTAATTGTGCAATTGCTTCATATTGGGATTTTAATTGACCAGCCTCTTGTTTTAATTCAGGACCATTTGCGATTGAACTTAAATCACCACCATTGGCTTCAAAGTCATTTAGTGTAGCCTCCATTTGAATAAAGTCGTCAATAGTTAAAGACTCTAATTTTGAATAAATTAATGTTTCAAAATATTCTGATGGATTTTCTGCAATAGCTTTGAATTCTTCAAATTGTGCTTTTGCTACTTCATAATCCTCTTTCAACTTATCTACTTCCTCTACAAGGTCTGTTAAATTACTTAGTTTTGATAATACATCTGCCATACCTGGTATAGGATTAAAAGCTTCTCTTAGTTCATCAATCGTATATGTTTTCCAATCATCAAAGTCTAACCATTTTAAACTTACGATTAGTTTGTTTGTTTCTAATGCTGTTTTTGCATTTTTTATTGCTACTTTAATATTCTTAAACCAAAGTGGATTAGGTGTAGACCTTGTTCCTGGAATAGCTGCTGGAATCAAACTATTTAATGTTTGAATATATTCTAAAATATTTTGTCGGTGGTCACGAGCTAACTTACTACCTCTCTCAACAATTCCACTTGGTAATAATAAAACATTACCTGATTTTAAATCTTCTTTCAAACGATAAGTTGTTTGAACTTGTTGAGAAAAAGATTTTGAACTAATACTAACTTGTTCTGAATTTTTTATTTGAACTTTTGTTCCTTTGATATGAACATTTCCTTTACCAGCAAAAATAGCTATATCATCTTCTTTTGCATACATAACTATTCTATCTGATTTCATAAATATTGATGGGTTTGTAAACTTACTTTCAAATGGTGACCTATCCTTCATTTTATATCTATTATCATTTGATAACTCCATTTGACTTCCAATAACTTGAATTCTTTCATCATACATTGGTTGTTCATTTGTTGTAAGATGAATAATACTATTTGAATCTGTTTCGAGTGTGTGTGCACCGATAAAGACATTACCAGAGTCGTTTCTATCTATGCCGGGGTTATCAAAACCACGATATCTTTTTACTGATTGGTTAGATGATAGTTGTATATAATTATTATGTCTACCTTGTATTATAGTATCACCTGGATTTACATTAGATTGTTTATTGACTTCTGGCATAGGTGCAATTCTGGCATTCTGTTTATTAACTTTTTGAACACCTTTAATATTATTAGAAACGTTTGCAAACTCCCTATCTATATCTGCTAATGTTGTTCGTTTGTCAAATTCACGTTTATCAATACTAACATCTTTTGTTCTTTTTGCATTAGTTATGATTTCTGTGTTTGGGTTCAAAGCTGAGAAGTAATATCTTGAATCATTAAATTCCATACCGATAACAAGTTCACCTGGTAAAGGCATTTGTATAATGTTAGAGTTTATTGGTTTGAACTCTCCATTAACACGAGCGTCACCTTTTGATATATTGTATTCTGAATAAATATATCTACCAATGATTTTACCAAACCCACTTCCATCAGATTCTTCTATAACTTCTATTACTTCAACTGGTTCTATTTGATGAAAGAATTCTTTCTGAACTAATTGTTTCATTTTTAGACGCAATAATCTCTCATCAACTTTTCTGTTTGATGAAGAGTTGTCCTCTAACCGAACTGTATTTTTTTCTTTGGTTTCTCCACTTCTACCTGGAGACTTATCAAAGTAAGCCATTTAACTTTCCTTACTGATAGAACTTTCTATTTCGTCTTTCTTGATTTGTAACTCTTGAACATCTGTTTCTATTGCACTCATCAGTTGTTCTTTTTCTGCTTCTGATAAACCGAATTCACTATCGTCAGATGTTATTCGTTTTTCAGCTGCTGTAATTCTTTGAACGATTGTTGCCAACTTAACAAGTTGTTCGTCGTTCTTTACATTGATTTCTAAATACTCTTTCAACATAGGTATAATCTGAACGGCTGTATCTCCGTCCTTAATAAATCCGACCACCTCTTTCATCAATACTTCTAATTGCTTTTTATTGGTGTGGGAATTATCATATATGTCCTTAAAGACATCTGATAGGGTTTTACCCTTGAATATTTCGTAATCGTTTGACATAGTTTTTACCTAACAATAAATAGTGAAATGTTAAAAAATAGGGATATATATTTATATATTGATTAATATTTTCAAATATTGCTTATAGTTATTATACGAAGTCGGAAAAACTCCGATTTTTATTCATTAAAGGGGGAAACTAAAATGAAAGACACAATCAAAATGATTATGGAAGGTGTAACTGGTATTAAAGACCTATTACTCCACATAGTCGGCTTAGGTGTTCTCGTACAGTTAATATTTGTAGGGGGATTCTTAGGTATGGATATTGTTGGTAATTTGATTAGTTTGGTAAATACTTTTGCTAACGCGGGATTTGCTGGATTTATATCACTAATTGTGATACTCGGATTACTCAATAAATAAAGGTGAATTAAAAAGGGGAATAGAAATATTCCCCTTTTTTATTTTATAGGTTATCCCAACTACCAGTCCATTTGGTTTCAATCGAACCAGTAGCTAAATAATTCTTTTGTAGATTTGCGTGATGTTTTTTTAGAACATTTATCACACGAGTAATGTGTTGTGTGTTGGAACCAGTCATTTCTCTAATCAGAATATATAATGCTTTCTTATTAAAGTTCTCAATGTTCTGTCTTTGTTCCATAAGATACAATACTGAATTAGCAACATCTATATCTTGTTTTCTTTTAAACACGGTAGTCAAGTTGTTGGACCAATATTCTACGAACAAATCCATATACTCTTTCTTACCCTCTAAGATATCTTCTCTTTTGGTTTCCCATAGAGCATCTCTTTTGTAATCAGTTACTGACTCGTCATCAGTTTGTTTAAGTTTTTTGTAATTATTGTTGTTGTGTAGAATCAAATAGTTCTTAGCAACAATACTAAAGTATGAGAATGCTTTACCTTTACCCTCGGTAAACTTATGCATATTCATATACAAGAAACTTACAACCTCGTGTATAACATCTGTGCTTGGAACATCAAAGTAATAAAACTTAAATGTGTGGATAATGTTTTCTGCCAACTTCTCAAAAGGTGTTCTGATATGTTCATTATAAATTCTCTCTCTCATATGTGGACGAGTTTCTTTATTATGTCTTATGATTGCATCTTCTGTTCCTTGGTGGAAGTAATATCTTGGTGAACCCTTTGCTGCTTTTCTTGGCATTATAACTCCTTTTCTGTTATTTCATTAATTTCATCTACTGCTTCTTTGATTGCTGTAAACACTACACCAATTTCATCATCAGCTTCAAAACTACCCTTAGCGTCTATTTCTTCTAAGACTTGTTTCGTATCTTGTATTCTTTGTGCATAATCCTCTATCCAAGTTTCTAATCGTTCTGACTTTCTTGTTAGATTAAATGTAGTCCAACCTAACATCAAGATAATTATACTTAGTAATATGTATCCTATCATTTTTTCTCTCCAAACAATTCATTGAATATATCTTTAGGGTCTGTTGACTTTGTGAACTTTTCTTTTACTTCATTGTCAACCGCCTTCTTGATTTTGTTTACTGACTTTTCAACTTTCTTTGCATCTTTCTTGTTACCATTTCTCCACATATCTCTTTCAAGATAAGTTGCCATCATATCAGCTTGGTGAACAATAATCGGTATGTGTGTTCTTAACATCATACTTGGCATTGAAGTCATTAGATATGGTTTATTATAATCAACATACATTCCGTCTGCCAATCTAATACCATAGAACTCTTCTTTAGAATACTTAATTCCATATTGTTGTAATAGAAAGAAACTTCTATCCGTAACGTCCATATGTTCAATATCTGGATTTACATTGTAAATCTTACCTTGATTTTTTATATGCCATTCAGATTCATTTGGTGTGTAGAATTCATTTCCTAATTCATCACCACACTTACCTAAATCGTGATGCATAGCTGCAAAAACTAATTCTTCATCTGTGAAGTCAATCGTTGCTCCTGCTTGTTCCCACACTTCTTTAATTTGTTGTGAGAATTTAATTACGTGTAATATGTGTTCTACATATCCACCGACTTTTGAATTATGATAATGTTCTACTGAACTAGCTGGTGCTACTACCATTCTATCCTCTAAGTCATCATACATTTTGTTGAGTTTTTCTAATCTATCTCCTGTAAATGTATTGTTGATAATTGTTCGTAAGTCTTTATAATTATCTGTTATCTGTTGTTCTGTTAATGTCATCTACCTACTTCTCCTAAGTATTTTTCTTTTGTTTCTTCCCACGACATATCCATAATGTCTGAGTAGAAAAGTTGTTCTGGTTTTAATCTATTTTGTGAATGCAATTTTTCATATCGTCTTATTGCTTTTGGTTTCCACCAATTAATAACTCTATCATAGTCTAATTGATATTTTTCTTTCATTATTAAATCTTTTTCATCTATATTACTTCTAAAAAATTCTTTTCCATTTTCATAGATGTCTGCAAAGTAAACACCTCTTTTGAATCCGTGTTGATAGTCTTTTGCTTTCATACCAAGATGTTTAAATATTCTATTGATTACATTGTTTTTTGGACCTGTAGCGTTTACAGCTTTGTGATGTTCTTCTGGGTGGTTTTCTTTTAACCATTGATTCCAAACTAAATAAATACTATCGTCTGGTTTTAAATTGATTTGTCCTGCAGTTTCTCCAAGAGTTTTCCAATGTGGTATTCCATTGTATTGTGAGTGAACACCATATAGTGCAGTTGTTGTAATTCCAGCCAATGTTTGGTTATAAGCTTCTTTCCAATTGTTTCTGATTGTTGAAGAAGTAACCAACGCTGATACTAATTTACCACCTAAGAAATTAAAACCTAATGGTTGTGTAGCTATAATTGAAGTTCCGATTGCAGTGTGTTGTAGTTTTGCATCATCTAATTTGTTTTCTTTGGTCCAACCTAAAAATGCATCTCTAACTTTAATAGACACAACATCACTACCCATACAAATAACACCCAAGTATTTATTTGTAATTTTATCTTTAACAAAATACTTTTGGTTACGACCTGGATTTGCAACAAACTCCATAGATGAAATACCTTGTCTTAATAAAGTCCAAGTTTCATTATCTTGTGTGTATTCTACAATTGGGTCTAAGTCTTGAATTTCTTGTATTGTTTTTTCTTTATCATATAAATCTGTTGGTGTCCACATTTGTTGTTGGACCTTGTCTAACTTATCTGCTTTGGAACGAAGTTTATCACTCTTGTTAAACTCCTGCCATTTTTTATATAGAGTTTGTTCTTGAACTGACATAGTCTTTAACATTTCCATATTATCTATAAACTTTTGTTTATTTAAATCAAAGTCAAAGTCTTTCTCATCTGAGAATTTATCAAATGTATAACTCAATTATAACCTCGTAATAATGTATAGTTGTAAAGATAGGACAACAAATGCCAATATTGTTCTGATGAACTCCATTAAATGATTGTGTCTATCAAAAAATCTTTCTATCTTATACCATACTGATTGTTTGTATTTCTTGTATTCTTTTTTACTCATAATTCTATAACCTTTTTTTTATATTAATATACAACATTTTTGTTCCGTTGTCAAGAACTTTTTTTAATTTGATATAAATTTTATATCCTCATTTAAATTTGCTTTCTTAATCTTAGCATCTGTAAACTTATATGGTTTGGTTCCTGGTGATTCTAAGATATCAATACGATTTACAAATCGTTTGTTCATTGTATCTTTGACTTGATAGACTCCGTTCTTTCCGTCGGTTCCAGTCAATACAATAAAGTCACCATAGTCTAACCAACCACCCCAACGCTTTAATAGATTTCTACTCACCGCAACATACTTGTATTCTGATGCTTTGTGTATTGTAATCTTTGTTCCGTCTGCTAATATATCTGGTGTTCTATCAGTTTGTCCCCTGACCGGGTGATACATTGTAACCACAACATCAAGTCCGTCTAAACGAACTCCGTTTGTTAATTCATCAATCTTTAATTGCAACCTAACTCTATCATCTTCCAATGAATCGATTGTTGCTATATAATATTCACGATACCCTTTGAATAGTTTATCCCAAACCAATCCATTGAATAATGTAAAAAATGTTACAAATATAATAAAGTATTTTTTCATAGTTTCCGCCTTTACAATAACTATCGTTTATTTATTTTTTTACTAATTTCTTTCTCACCTTTTAATAATGGAAAGTCAGATTTTTCACCAAATTCAAAGTCAAAGTTTTGAACATCTGTTCTGAAATAATGTCCAACTAAAACTACATCATCAAGCATTTGGTAATATTTCTCTATCTGATAAGAGCCTGTTGTGTTTAATGTTTTTAGTGGTTTAGTATTTATCTTTTCTATTTCACAAAATTCATTCCATTGAGAATCAAGTAAGTCGTAGTTAAAAACATAATCAACACATTTAGGCATCTCAAAAGAATCAACGTTGTTCAACCATTTACATTGTG